ACCTCGTCCAGGAACGCGTCTATCCACGCCTGCTCGTCGATGCCGTCGACAGCGGCCTTCGTCTCGATGCCGGGTGCCGACTTGACCGCCGCGAGCACAGCCGCCTTCTCTTTGCCGAACACGCGCCGGGCGATGGCCTCGAAGCGCGGCTCTAGCGTGGTGGCCTTCGCCTCTAGGATGGCCCCGCGCATCCGAACGTCGGGTGCCGTCTTGACCTCGGGTATCGCCTTGTCGTCGGACGGCGGCTCGGTCGGGGGTTCGGTGCGGCCCGCGAGGACGCGCTGTGTGAGCGCCACGGACGCGGGTGCGCCGTTGCCCCAAGGTACCGGCTCCATGCCGAGGAACGCGCGGGCCTCGTTGACTTCCGTGATGGGCGCAATCTGGGCGATGAGCGGTGCTAGTGCCAGCAGGTCGGCTTGCATCGCGGGCACCTCGGACGTGTCGAACGCGACGTCGTTGGGGCCGAGTCCGTAGATGCCGCCGAGAAACGTCCCAACGCCTTCTGCGACGTCTGCCCACATCGGCGCGATGGTGTTGCTGTACGCCTGCCGTTCCTTGGCGCGGTAGTCCGACGCGTTCAGGCCCGCACCCTTCGTCGCGGTCACGAGCGTCTGCAACACCTCGGCGGGGATGCCGAACGCGCGGCATATCGCAATCTCGGTGCGGTTCGTGAGGTCGCCGAAGTCCATATCGGCGAAGTCCGTGCCGATGTCCTGGACGGTGACCTTGCCAGCGAGGACGGCTATCTTGCGGGCGTTGTGTGCGCCGCCGATGCGCTCGTTGATCTCGTCGCCGACAGACTTGGCCGTCTTCGGGTCCATCCCGGCGTAGTCCACGCCGACGACCTGCGTCTTGGCTCCCATGTTCTGCAAGGCGTAGTCGAGCCAGATGCCCGCTGCGACGTTCGTCTTGACCTCGGCGCGAACCTGAGCGATGGGCGTGAAGCTGCCGAACTCGTCTGAGATGTCGGGGGACGGTAGCGAGAAGCGGGCAACGGCGAACTTCTTCGGGTCGATTCGCTCGGGGACGCCGTTCTTCATCCACTCGTAGCCTGCGATGTACTCGGTCTGACTGATGACGGGGCGCACCTGAGCCGAGGAACGCACCCAGAGCGCGCCTATCTCCCCGGCCCCGTCGAGTGCCGCGACGATGTAACAGCCGCGTTCGTCGGTCATGAGCGCGTAGGCGAGGCGTCGCCAGAACCACGTCTGCGAATGCCACGCGGTCGGGCGGGAGAACGCGAGCGAGAGCGGGTGCGCGGGGTCGGGCACTTCACCCTTGAGCGCCACGAGCGACGGCTCTGCGAAGTTCCGCGCCGTCCACGTCAACGCCGCTGCGACCATCGAGGACACCTTGACGGCTCCGCTGATGGCGGCTTCCAGTTGGGCGTCGGACACGACCGGCATCGACACGAGGGGGTTGATGATCTGCTCGGCACCGAGTACGGGTGCTGCTTTGCGCTCGGCGGTCAGTGCCGCCCAGGCGTTACCGATGCGGCTCACGAAGCGGCCTCCCTTATCTCCGGGCGTCTCACTGGCGATTGTAGCACCACTAGAGCGAATAGGCGTATGGCTTCGGGGCCGGAGCGTACGTCATGAGGATGGCGTCGGCTCTGTCGGGGCTTCTCCCCAGCCGCTTCCGGGTCAGTTCCTTCTTCTCGACCTGCATCTGCCCACGGCTGTTCACGCTGCCCTTCGCCGACGCGAGGTCTGCCGCGAGCGTGTCGTCGGGATCCAGGTCGCAATCCTTGAGCGCCTCGGCACCCTCGTACCACGTCTCGGCGCGTCGGTTCGCGTACCTGTCGGGGTCAAAGGCCTTCTCGCTGCCCTTGTAGTCGGTCACTTCCCAGCCGAGTTCTTTCAGCCGGTCGGAGACTCCGGCGCCCACGCCGATGCCGTCCACCACGAACCTGACCTTGTGGCCGCGTGAGCGGTACGCGCTGCCGACCTGCACAGCATCGCCGGTGGTGGCCATCGTGTCCTGCCCATGGCGCACCCGCTCGATTCTCACCCGGCGCTCTATCCGCGAGCCGATGACCGACTCGTCGTCGCCCGAGGTTGCCACGTCCACACCTATCACGACCTCGTGACCGACCGGCGGCACGAGGTTGCGACACTGGGCCGCCTCGATGACCGCGATCGGTATGACGCCGTCCGTCTGCCCGAAGTCGCCCAGGACGCGCACGAGGTAGAGCGGATGCTTCGTGTTGCCGCCATAGGACTGGAGCTGGTCGAACACCCAGGGTGTGGACGTGATCGAACGCATGACCTCCGGCGGGCACTCCTCGAGCTCGTCGGGCCGCTTGAACCGGAAGTTATGCGCGAGGTGGCCGTAGTCCGACGCGGAGACTCCGAGCGCCGGGAGGTCGTCGGGGGTGAGCACCGGCCCCGTGCCGTCGTCGGGCATGATGAGGACGGCGGGGGAGTCGAACGCCGAGATGTGCAGCGTGCTCCATGCGCTCCGCTCGGACTTGAACGCACGGGCGACAGCCGACGCCGGGTCGGTCGGGTTGCCGATGCACAACAGGCGGCACATGGCCCCGCCGGTCATCCACGTACGGACGGCTTCGAGCACCCAGTCGCTGACGCCGAACGCCTCGTCGATGATGACGAGCAGGTGCTCCGCGTGCTGTCCGACGAGTCTGTCCGGCTTGTCGGTCGAGATGCCGAACGCCCGCCACGTCGGGGATATCTCGCAGGTGGTCGAGGTCATGCGCGAGCCGAGCCCGCCTTCGAGCCGGGACTCTGCTTTCTGGTGGACGCGATACCACTCTTTCCACAGCAGCGTCTCGACCTGCGTCCATGAGGGGGCCGTGGTGACGACGATGCTGTCGGGGAAGGCGTGCAGGAAGGCGTTACCGATGAGCGCTGCGACGTGAGTCTTGCCGATGCCGTGACACGACCGGACGGCGGTGCGCTCGTTCTGCCACACGGAGACGGCTATCTCACGCTGCTTGCTCCACAGGTGCGCGCCGTAGATGTGCTCGGCTGTCCAGAGTGGGTCGGTGCGCACCCTCTCCACGAGGGCGCTGCTCACTTCTCGGCGTCCTTCATGAGCTGCGCGAACGTGATCGCCCCGCCGTTCTCACCAGTGTGCTCGACGCGCTGGACGTGCTGCCAGCCTGCGGACTTGTCGTCGGGGTCGTATCCGGGGCGTCGGCGGTTGCAGAGCCAGAAGATTCCGGCGGTCGTGTCCGGCGGGTAGAACGTCGTTATCTCGCGCCCGTACTGGTCACGAGTGATTGACTTGACTGCGCCGCCGGTGGCGTTGTGCTTGAATGCGACCTCTACCGTGTCGTCGACAGTCGCCTTCGCCAGTTTTACGGCGGCAAGGAATCCAGGGTTGTTGCTCGCCCACAACCTGACCGTGGGGATGCTCGCCTCGCACACTCTCGCTATGTCAGTCCACGTCGCGCCGCTTGTGAGGCACGCTTCGGAGAGCACGGCGGCGATGTGCTTGTCGGCGTTGTACCCGCTCTTGCGTCCAGCCTTCTTCACGTCAGCCGGATTCTTCTTCGCCGTCACGTCACACCTCCTGTCGCCAGTCTACCACCCTAGCGCCAGCCTCGGTCAGTGAGTGCGAATCCGAGCGCGAACATCAGCGCTATCGCGAGGCGTCTCATCGTCCCACGTGCCAAGGGTCGTGACACGCAGCGGGCCAAGGCTCGTTCTCGGCACCGCCGCATGATGGGCAACGGCCGTGCGCCCCCACAATCGCCTTGACCGCAGGCAGCACGAGTTCCGCCATGTGCTTCGGGCAGAAGTGGTACTCGGTCACCTCGTCGGGTATCTCGTCGTGGCACTTCCGCAGGTAGCAGCCAGTGAACGACCCGATGTCGTACGGCGGCAGCATCGAGTCCGGCCACTGAACCGCGTCGCTAGGCGGCCAGTTGCTGATGGTGTCCACGATCGACACGGCCCCGCAGATGTCGCAGGTGTACGCCACCTCTACCCGCGTGCCCTGCGTCTTGATTGTCTCTTGCTGTCTCATCGTGCGTCCTCTCGCTTGTTCCGCCGTGGCTTACGCGTCTTCCGCTCCAGGCACCATCGCCCGTCGACGTACGGTCGGATGCCGCTCGGGTCATCCCACACTCGCACACCGTCCACGAGCGTGAACGAGCGCGGCTTGCCGTCCACGTAGGCGATCATCGTGGCACCTGAGCGTCATGCACGACGCCGTCGAGCGCAGGGTTCGTGCCGCCGTGTTTGTAGTGGAAGGGGACTCCGGCAGCGAGGCACTGGTCGCGCAGGTCGCGGAGCCAGTCGCCGCGAGCGTCATAGTGTAGGCAGTCGTCTGGGCTGCATGGCATGACCGCGTTGAGACAGGTGCCTCCTCGGTGAACCGCATTGCACTTCGCGTTCTCGTGCAGCGGCTTCCCTGGCGTCTTGCCTCCGACCGCTACGAAGTCGACGCCAGCCGACACACGTTCGACGGGCTGGCCGAGCACGTTCCCGCAGACTTCGCTCAAGGCGTCGAAGAACTCCTGGCGGCGCGTCCATACACCCAGGTCCACCGGACCCAGCATCGGCTCGACGCTCACCATCCGCCGGGCCGCCGGCGTCGCGAGCAGAAGCGGGATACGCTCGTCGGCGTCGGCCTGGTTGGTCACGGAGACGCCGAGGACGAGGTTGGGGAGCGGCTTCACGTCGTGATAGTCCACGCCTGGGCCAAAGTCCGTCATGTAGTCGAACATCGCCTGAGCACGTTTGGTCAGCACAATGAACGTGTGCTGCTTCGCAGCGAAGATCGTCTTGATGATGCGGTCGCGGAAGGCGTCCGGTATCGCGGGGTCGAACACGTCGCCCATGCTGCCGAGGAAGATGACGGCAGGCTTCCTGCGGCGCAGGGGTTCGTCGAGGCGCTCAGGGTGCAGCGTCGGGTGGAATCCCCACGGCCACGGCCCCTTGAGGTCGTAGTGCGCCTGATGAGCAGTCTCAGCCTCGGTGGTACGCGGGATGAAGCACGGCACGCCTTTGGGATTGCGGTTCGCCCTCACTCGCGCGTAGCAGTAGTCGCAGCCGAAGGTGCAGCCGGTCGTAGGATTCCAGGTGAAGCCTTGTGAGCCATCAGTACGGCAACAGGTGTAGTCGGCCCAGGGTATGTTCGTCTTGTTCATCGTCCCCATCCTTCCGGTAGCTCAACCTTGTCTAGCGCCCGCCTGTGCGACTCGGGAACGGTGACGATCGGCTCGCCAGCCTTGTCCATCACCAGCGCCCGGAGCCATGCCGCGTCCATCTCGTCGTTGCCGAATTCGAGTCCGAGCCGCTTCACGCCTTCAACCAGCACCGCGTCCTCCTTCGCACCACCGTTGCCAGTGGCGTACATCTTGATTGTCTGCGGTGCCACGACAGTGAACGGGATGTCCGCGTCGAAGAGTGCGAGCCGGATGACGCCGCCGAGTTCGCCCATCTGGTGAGCCTGGTTCGCCTGACTGTACGCGTAGCCCTCGATGGCGACGAGGAGCGGCTCGGGGATGACTGAATCGTACAGCGACACGATGTCCAGCACCTCACGCCTGATGTACGCGAGCCTCTCGACGCCGCGACACTTCGGCTGCACGTGAATCGTCCGGTCAGCGAGCGCGATGCCTGTCCCCGTCAGCGAGAGGTCGAGTCCGATAACGTTCACGATGTCACCCCCGTCTCCGTCACTTCGCCAGTCTCCATGACCAGGCACACCATCCGGTCGCTGCGTCGTATCGCCAGCGTGACGTCGCCGTGCTCGTCTACGTGATCGTGACAGTCCGGGCACAGGCGGCGTGTCGGCCCCGTTGTGCCCTTCGGCTTCCCGCCCAATCCCTTGCGCAGAATGTGCGCCTTCTCTAGTCCGTGCCACGGCTTCTTTCCGCACAGGCAGCACGTCGTCTCCCCGGCGCCGAGGTCGCGTTCCCCCAGCGCACGCACCTCCTCGGCGGACATGAAGTCGTCGGGCAAGTACGATGGGAAGCCGTAGCCTGCGGACGTCTTCGGTACTGGCCTCATTGTGCCTCCTCGAACAGCGTGCCCTGGTCGCGTTCCTTGACCGCTGCCGTGAGGTTGCGGACGGCCTGGTCGAAGTACGACCGCTTGAGTTCGGCCCCGACGAACCTCCGACGCATCTTGAGCGCGACGTATCCTTCGCTTGCGATTCCTGCGAACGGGGACAGCACGAGGTCGCCTGGATTCGACCATAGCAGCATCGCCCGCTCGATAACGTCGAGCTGCAGCGGGCAGATGTGGCGCTCGTCCTTCTCCTCGCGGGCCGCTTCTTTCTGCAACGTGCGGCTCGGATTGATATCCATCCACACCGGGGATGCGTACCGCTGCCAGAGGTCGATTGAGAGGCGCCCGTTCGATGTGAACGTGTCGTCCCCAACCCACGTATCGAGTTCACCCGCTACGGGGTTCGGGTTCACTCCGGGCTTGCGCATGGTCACGAGGTAGTCGGGGATGCCCTGCCGCGACATACACGAGTCCTTCACGATCTGCTTGTGGAGAAGTCCGAGCGCCTTAGTGCGCTGCATGGCGGTCACGGGGTCTTTCCAGATGACAACCTCGGAATGGAAGATGAAGCCGGCCTTTATGAACGCGGCGATCAGTTCGCCCCGGAAGTCGCGGATGCCGATGTACCCGTCGTGAGCCTTGCTGGTCGGGAGGTTCATGCAGTGGAAGCTCAAGAGTCGCCCCGGCTTCATGACGCGGAACAGCTCATCGACGAGGTACCCGAAGTGCTCGGCGAACTCCTCGTTATCGCGGCTGTTCCCCATGTCGCGATCGGATGCCGAGTACGTGTACAGGCTTGCGAATGGTGGCGAGAACACCGAGAAGTCCACGGAGTCGGTAGCGAGTGATGCCACGACCTCTACGCAGTCCCCTAGATAGAGCGTCCAGTCCTCGCCTTCTGCGGTCCCGACCGTGTACGTGTCCTGCGTCTTGGTGAAGCCGTGAAGCTCCTGCTCGAGAATCGCGTGCGTGTGCTCGACCATGCCGTCCACCATCTTCTCGGCGTCGGCTTGCTTTCGTTTGATGTTCGCCATGACTGCTCCCTCTGCATCGGATATGACGATGTGCGCGTCGACTGGGTTCTGCTGCCCGAAACGCCAGCACCGTCTGACCGCCTGATAGTACGACTCGTAGCTGTCCGAGAGTCCGACGAACGCGACCTTCGAGCAGTGCTGCCAGTTCATGCCCCAACCGGCGATACTCGGCTTGCTGACCATGACGCGGATACGTCCATCGGTGAACGCCGCCATCGACTCCTCTTTGTGAGCGAGTGAATCCGAGCCGGTCACCTGCACCGCTCCGTTAATCGCCGCAGTGAGTGCTTCGGACTCAGCGTTGAGGTCGCACCATACGAGCCACGGCTTATCGGAT